TTAGATCCACTTGGCTCCCATTCAGTAAATAAGTATGTACCCGATGGATCATCTGCACCTAAATCTCTTACTGAATCAATGGTTGTTTTAGTAACCATATTATGATCAAACTTATGCTTTACAATAATTTCTTTTAACGGATATTGATTAGTCATAGTTGATGCGCCATCTATTTGTAATAGATTTATGTTTCTTGATACATCATCAGAACTAGTGTATGTTTGTGTGGTTGTTATGTAATTTGTTTCTGTTGTACTATCTGTAATCCAATTACTTCTTTTTAAAAGAACAGGAATTGGTGAAAGAGTAAAATCAGAAATTTTAATTACACACCAATCGCCATCTCTCTGATAAATTGTTGCGCCAATAGATTTTAAAACCATTTGCAAAACTTCTTCCATGTTCATGGAATTGGATTCACCATTTAAAAAAGTTTGATGATGAATCCTTGCTCTAGTAGGGAAAAGAGTTGGAACATCTGAGTTTTCTGAATTACTAACATTTATACAATAAAAAACATCATTTAAAACACCCGTATTATAAATACATTTTTCAACAACATCAACTATATTATGATAACCATACCTATCATTAAATAAATTTGATGTAGCTTGAAATACATCTACATTATCAAAATAAAGTATATTTTTTAATAAATGCAATCCATCATATGCTCTTATTGATATAGTATAAGGAGGCGATGCAAATGGTTCTGAAAATAATTGTGAGCCAATCCATCCTTGCCAAAATAAAACATTATCCTTTTTAAGTGTTACTTTAAATGCATCACTTTCTGCTGCAAATAAATCAGAAAAATCATCAGATAAAGTTTCCTTATAAAAAGAAATATCTAAATAACTTGCCCTAAATGGAGATAACATATCATTATCAACTAAATTATAATTAAGTTTAATAGGACTTCCCGTACCCTTTAATGTTACTAATTCATCTAATAAAGTAAAAACATTACTAGTAACTTGAACACCAATTTTTTGAATTATACTCAAACCCGTAGTGACATCTGTAACACCCCCATTTTGCCCTACATAATAATCTACATCTGCTACGGGAGCAAATGTGTGACTTAATACACCCGTTGTTAAAATAGTGTTACTTGCACCCGAACTTGTTGGTATGGCAACAGTAGCTATACCCGTTGATGGCATAGTAGAACTATCAGATGCTTTTGATTTAACAACTAACCCATTTGCTACTCTAACGGGATCATATTGGCTTATATTTTCACCACTATTATTGTAAGCACTTACATAAACATTATTTGCAGTTGATGTTGTTAGTTTTTTATTAATTTCTAATTTATAATTATTAAATTCTTCTTTAATAATATCATCAAATTCTAATGTATATTTATTTCTATAACTAGCCATATTTTATCCTCCTATTGATTCTTGAAATCTATTTGTTCTATTGATTGCCGTAACTAAATCATTACCGGCTAATCTAAATACTTGCTCCCCTTGTATAGCATTCATAAAGTCTTCAAATGTACCTCCATTTCCTCCCATCCTATCATTACCGTTACCTCCTGTCCCATTTACACCAAGTCCCGCTTCTCCTTTAATTGATTTTCCTGTAGCACCTAAAATTGCAGCACCTCCTCCCATAACCGCAGCAGCCTTGAGATAACCCACTCCCTCTGCTGCTAACTTAGGCTTGGCTGCAAATGTACCGGCTATAAGTAAAGCAGTTCCAAGAATACCATAATACATTGCTTGGGCAGCTAAATCAGCGGATTGTGCTATTAATGTTCGTTTTGTTGCAATTCTAAGGGCATCAACAAACTTTTTGTTACCATTAAGAGTTTCGCTTACTGCACTCGCAAAACCACCACTTAATCCCGCAGCTAAATCTAAACCCATTTGCTTAACTCCATTAACAAAATCAAACCTAAGACGATCAAAAACTTCTATTGAACCTTTAAGTGTTTCTTCAAATATTGTTAATTGCTCTAAAAATCCTGTATTATCAAAAACACTTTCCCAATTAAATATTCTTTCTTTTCCTTCTGAAATTTCTTTTGGTATTAACTCATCAAGTTTTATCTCTTCTACCTCTAATAATTCATCACCTCCTTTTTTCATTAAAGTTGGTGCTTCTTTGGAGGCTGTTTTTCTAGCAAGTGCTGCTTGTATTCTAGCTAATATTTTTTCTTGCCTTTTATATACTTCTTCGGTTATTATACCGTTTTGGTATTGCATTGCCATTTCATTGGTAATGCCACTATGAAGTTTTTCTTGATCAAGTAAATCACGATACTTTAATTTATCAATAGCTTCTAAATCTTTCTTAAACTTTAGTTCATCATGAAGTGATTCTATTCTTTTTTCTGACTCTTTGGTTATAGTTTCAAGTATAGTTTTTTTCTCTTTTTCTTGATCTCCTATCTTTTCATTAATTGCTTTTAATTGATTAGATAAATAAACTTGTAATTTTGCCGTATCCGCATTAGTAACACCAACCGTTTGAATAGTTTTAAATAAATCAAGTATTGCACGATAATTTTCATATTCCTCTCTACCTAATGCATTTAATACTCTTTGATGTTCGGGTTGTTTTTCTAAGTTTTTTAAATATTCTTTACTTAAACCTAGTATTTCATCTCTATTATCAGCTATTGCTCTAATAAATTTTAATTCATCATCAGTACCAAGAATTTTTCTTAAACGTGTAACACCATCAACTAAATCTTGAATATCATTATTAGCATCACTTATGACAGTATCTGCAATTGATACAATAAAACTAGCAAGAGGTTTTAATGCTCCACCTATGTTTTCTTTAAGTTTTAAAAAATTACCCTCTAATGACTTTATTTGTCCCGCATATGTAAATACTGCTCTTTGTGCATCACCTATAATACCCGCACTAGTCATGGCTCTCTGTATTACATTTAATCTAGCTTGAGTTTTAATTACTTCATTAGTATTTTGTACTGTGGTTTTTAAACCCATGTTGTACAATTCCTGTTGAAGAGCAGTTTGTTTTAAGTTTATACCGTACTGATCAAGTACTTCGGGAGAACCCGCTAATGCTGCAATAAATCTTTTTTGTGCATTTGCATCAGCTATGCCAAAAAAACTTGCCAAATCTAAAGACAATAATTGCATACTTACGGAAAGATTAGCAGCTTCTTTTGAGGCAAAACCTAAACCTTTAAAAAACGCATTAAAAGATATTGCACCTTTTTTTAAGCTAGTAGTAGATCTACCTATTTGATCAGCTACTTGATTTAAATTATCTTCAACGCTTCCCGCTAAATCACTAAAAGTTCTTTCAAAACTTCTATTTACTGTTTCTAATTCAGCAGCAGTATTAACTAAATCTTTACCAATGTTGAATATTCTTGAGGCGGCATATGCACCACCTACTGCACTAAAAACACCACTGAGTTTTTTTAAACTCGATTGCATTCTATTTAAACCATTAGTAAACCCTTTAGTGTCTGCTATGGTTTTTATTATTAACCTTTGTTCATCAGCCATAATACAAATTTAATTAATATTAAATAGGTAATTCTACCGCTTTTCCTAGGACATCATCTATCTCTTTTTGGGAGGGAAACTCAACTTTTTTCTTATTTTCTTTATCGTGAGGTAATTGAAATAAATCCTTTGGCTTAATTACCTTCTTTCTGCCCATAGAGCAATTAGCTACCATTGTGGATTGGTACCTTATTCTATCCCAATCTTGATTTTGTAGATATACATGGGATTCTAACAACCTAATAAAATCTGCCCAAGTCAATAACCAAAAAACTTCGGGCATTATACCCAAAGTTCCTATTGCTTGATCTAAAATATCTTCAAAAGTTGTTAATTTTTTTTTAAAGTATTCTCATCAGTTGCCTCAACAACATTCCTTGAAACGCCATTATTAGAATCATTTTTCAATGATCTAGATGCAAACATTGTATTTGTAGCTAATTCAGCATCTTTAGGACTTATATCTATAATCCAATCGTAAAAATCATGTATATCATAATCTATATTATTATTATGCTTTTCATCGTAGGCAATAGATGCCGAATAAAGCAACCAACAAAACGCTTTTTCTTGTTGTCTGCCGGTTAACACATCTCCTATTTGGCTAATATCAATATCCATACCTTCACAAAAAATTGCATAAGTATTCATGTTAAATATTAATCCTCTTTTCTTACCATCAAGATTAATGATACAAGTACCTCTGTGTTTGTTTGTTGCCATAAAAATTAATTAATTAGTTATTTAATTACGTTGGATATGTTGGAGGAGTAGTTGATCCAAGAGCCAATACACTTGTTCCCTGTAATGAACCACTAAAACTAACAGGCTGCTCTGCTTCAGCACTTTCCTCTAAAGAAGTAATAAAAGCATCACCATACCAATAAGAACCACCTTTGCCCCAAGCAATTTTTAGCTTATCTCCGTTTTTAAAATAATCCCATAAAGGTAGAATGTTTATAGCAGTATTTGGATCCGCTGATGTTACATCTAAGTCAACCAATGCTTCAAAATCTACTGTCCAAGATTTCATTAAAGAAAGTGATTCACTCCACCCACTAGAATCTTTAGTTGATACATCACCCATTTCAGCAGCTAATGAAATACTAGCAGATTTAGATAATCCTATTGCTATCCATGTGGGTGTTGTTCCTCCTACTTTTACCGAGGGGATATATAATGTTAATTCTGTTCCGTTAATTGCAGCCATTTTTTAATATTTTACTCAAAGATAAATAAAAAATACATAAAATATTATGATGATACTCCTGTGATAGTAAAATCAGCATTATAAAACATAGCACCCTCGTTATTAGCGTTTAATGAATAATTATTTACCCTACACATACCACTAAAAAGAGTATAGTTTGAATTGCTTATTATATCAAATCTAACCTTTTCTCTTGTTATTAATAACTCATCCAAGGTAGCTGATGGATTTGGTTCTATAGCACCATCCTCCCAATCTACATTAAATAATTCCCAAAAATAATCTGTTGTATTCCAAAATTGAGTACTTCTATCAAAAGTAAGTAAGCCTTCAACAGAAAAACTGCCCGACTTATAACCCATCATAAACTCTTTCCAACCACTTACTCTAGTAGAAAAAGTAACATCATCCCAATTTAAATTAGCTGATTCCCAATTTAAGTTTGCAGTTTCCCAATAGTAACTATCCCCAACAATCCTTTCGCTTGGTATCTTATAACTTGCATCAACCGCATCCCCATTAAATCCAATAGAATGAGATTTTGAAAGTAAAAGTTTATCATTATCAATATATAAAACAAATAATGTACCATTAAGCATCACTTAAAACATTTGCTTCAAAAACTACGGTTTTAGTAAAGTATTCATACTGCCCATCATCATCTTCTAAATACCTTTGATTAGTTTGTTTAAACATATACATAGTATCAGCACCAAAGTCAGATGTAGCATTCCTTAATCTTATTGTTTGGAGAATTGAATTTGATATATCATCGCAATCATCCTGTCCTCCATAATTTAAAGGAAATTTAGTGTGTACTTGGACTTGCACCTCATACACACCTCCAAATCTATCTTTTAAGGAATCATCAACCATTCCTGTTGCCTGTACCACAATGTAAGGATAAGATGTTTCATCAG